TTAGCTCAACAAGCCACATTGTATGTTAATCATATCTTTTATAAAGATAATAATGGTTTTGAAATCATGCATGATTGGTTTAAAGATGCATTGTTACAAAAGGTTGGCGTTGTTAAAGCCTACTGGGATGACAAAGTTGATGTTAATGTAGAAAAATACTACGGTCTTAATGATGACGAGTTAGCTATGATTGCTTCTGATGAAGAAGTAGAAATTGTAGAACAAGACTCAACCATTATACAAGAAGCTGTGATAGATGAAATGGGTATAGAAGTATCCCCAGCATTATCATCACATGATGTTAAAGTAAAACGCACAAAAGATTTAGGTAAGGTCGTTATAGAAAATGTACCGCCAGAAGAATTTTTAATTTCTAAAAGAGCTAGAACCATTGAAGATGCTCCATTTGTAGCACATCGTAAAATGATGACTCGTTCAGAATTAATTGCAATGGGTTACGATGAAGATACCGTGATGTCTTTATCTACTGGCGATGCACTAGAGTTTTCACCAGAAAGAATTGCACGATATACTCGTGGTGAGCAACCAACTGATATGGATTCTGATGATGAATCTATGCAGTTAGTAGAATACTATGAATGTTATCTAAAAGCAGATTATGACGGTGATGGTATAGCAGAGCTTCGTAGAGTTTGTTACTCTAATAATCAGATACTACATAATGAAGAATGTGATTATATTCCATTCCATTCTGTATGTCCTATTCCTATCCCACATAAATTCTATGGTCACTCATTAGCTGATAGAGCTATGGACTTACAACTCATTAAATCAACCATTACTAGACAGATGTTAGATAATTTATATCTAACTAACAACTATCGTGTAGGCGCAGTAGAAGGCCAAGTAAATCTTGATGATCTTCTAACATCAACTGCTGGTGGTGTAGTGCGGATGAAGAATCCTAATGCGATTGTGCCTATGACAGTACAATCTAATGCCGCACAATCATTCCCTATGCTTGAGTATTTAGATAGCATACAAAGTAAACGCACAGGTATATCAGATTCACAGCAAGGTTTAGACCCAGATATGTTGCAAAATGTAACTGCAACAGCCGTATCTGCTATGACTACAGCAGCACAGGGTAAACTAGAATTAGTGGCTCGTATCTTTGCAGACACAGGTGTGTCATCTTTATTCAAAGGTATATTATGTTTAGTATGTAAGTACCAACAAAAAGAACGCATTATTAAAATACAAAACTCTTATGTGCCTATGAATCCTCGTGAATGGCATAATGAGTTTAACTTAACTGTTAATGTAGGTTTAGGTACAGGTGGTAAACAAGAACAATTAGCAACGATGCAAATGATTCTTGCTAAACAAGAACAAGTAATACAACAGTATGGATTAGCTAACCCACTTGTTAATCTTAAACAATATCGTGATACTCTAGCTAAATTTATTAACATGGCTGGATTTAAAGACGATACACAATTCTTAAATGAGGTGACAGATGAACAAGCAATGGCACTTGCACAACAAGCTGCCCAGACACCTAAAGAAGAAGATTCTAACACAAAAGCTGCAGCTATACTTGCAGAGGTTGAAAGAGAAAAAGCACAACTTAAAATGCAAGAGCAAATGGCAAAAATTAATTTAGAAAGAGAACAGATGCAACTCAAAGCTCAAAAAGAAGCATTAGAGCTACAGCAAGAGCGTGTACAGTTTGAAAAAGAAATGGCTCTAAAACAATTAGAGCTTATGCAAAAAGCTCAAAACGATGCAAACAAAACTCGTGTGTCAGAGTCTAAAGAACTTATAAATGCACTAGATAAAATTAACAACCTATCTAAATTACAATAAGTTTATCCTAAAGGATTAACCTAATGATAAGTAAACAAGCCATTGCAGAAATACTCAAAGACGAATCTTTCAAAGAGGTTATGGATAATATTATTCAAGACCATCTTAATGTTATTACTTATTCTAATGATGACGAAGTTGATTTACGAGAACGAGCTTATCAGCGTATTAAAACAACTAAAGAATTACTAGCACACCTTCAATCCATTGTTGATTCTAGCAAGATTGAAGATGCTCGTTGGAAAATTTAGGCAATCGCCTACTTGGTCGCTAGTACCTAACTAGCAAAATACAAGGAAATAAAATGGAAGAGCAAATCACGACTCCTGAACAAGGAAGTGAAACTCTAACTGTGAGGGATGCAGCTAACGCTTTTGAAGGCATCTTATCACCAGCAGAGGATTCACAAGAACAACCAGAAGCTGTTGAAGCGGAAGCGGAAGAAACAGTTAGCGATGTTGAAGATTCACAAGACTATGAAGAAGCTGTTGAAGCTACTGAAGATGAAGTCGTAGATGAATACGAAATGTCCGATGAAGATGATGACGCAGAAGAAGTAGAGGAACAACCTCAAACCTTTCGTGTAAAAGCGGCAGGTGAAGAAAAGGATGTTACCCTTGATGAGCTTATGCAAGGTTATCAACTTGGTGCAGACTACACTAAAAAGACTCAAGAGTTAGCCGAGCTACGCAAAGCTAATGAAGCTGAACAAAAAGCTATACAAGAGTCTAAACAAGTTAGAGATACATATGCTCAAAGGCTAAAAGCAATTGAAGAGTTTCTTACACAAGGTGACTCTCAAGAAGATTTAGCCGCATTGAAAGAAAACGACCCAATAGGATATGCAGTTAAGGTCGCAGAGCAGACCGAAAAGAAACAGCAATTAGATGCTATTAAGGCTGAACAAAACCGCATTGCACAAGAGCAACAAGCAGATTATGCACAAGCTATGCAGCGTTATGTTGCTGACGAAGCTGAAAAGCTAAATAAAGTCCTACCAGAGTTTTCAGATAAAGTCAAAGGCGAACAACTCCGTAATGAGATTCGCAATTATGGCAAAACAATTGGATTCACAGACCAAGAGTTAGCTCAAGTCTATGACTCCAGATATGTCTTAACATTACATAAAGCTATGCAATACGATAAATTGCAGAAGTCTAAACCTAGTGTCAAAAAGAAAGTTGCTGAAGCTCCTAAAATGGCTAAAGCTGGTACTAAAGTTAAAGAAGGTAATACAGACATACGCAAAAAACAAATGGCAAAATTGCGTTCTTCTGGTCGTAAAGAAGATGCTGCAATTTTATTTGAAAACTTTATTTAACAAGGATGTGAATAAAAATGGCAACATTTCAAACCTATCAATCCATTGGTAATCGTGAAGATTTAACCGATGTGATTTATAACATTTCACCTACTGACACTCCTTTTATGAGTTCAGTTGGTAAAACAAAAGCAACTGCTGTTTACCACGAATGGCAAACAGACTCACTTGCAGCCGCAGCTCAAAACGCTGTAGTTGAAGGTGCAGATGCTTCTTCATTAACAGTTACTCCAACAGTTCGTGTTGGTAACAGATGTCAGATTTCTTCTAAAACAGTTCAAATCGCTGGTACACAAGAATCAGTAGATAAAGCTGGTCGTAAATCTGAAAAAGCATATCAACTTGCTAAAGCTTCTGCTGAACTCAAGCGTGATATGGAAAAAATCCTTCTTGATAACAACGCTGCTGTAACAGGTGATGCTTCTACAGCTCGTGAACTTGGTTCACTCCAAGCATGGATTAACACTAACGCTTCTGTTGGTGCTACTGCTGGTGCTGCTGGTTCATTAGGTACAACTGCTAGAACTTCTGGCGATGACAGAACATTTACAGAAGCTATTTTAAAAGCAAACATCAAATCTGTGTATGAAGCTGGTGGTAACCCAACAGTTCTCATGACAACACCAACACAGAAACAAGTAGTATCAACATTTGCTGGTATTGCTGCACAGCGTTACATGGCTCCAGCAGACAAACCATCAACTATTGTTGGTGCTGCTGATGTGTACTTATCAGACTTCGGTACATTATCTGTTGTTCCTAACAGATTTATGACTGCTGATTCTGATGATAGTGGTCATCAAGCATTTGTGCTTGACCCAGAGTACGCTGCAATTGCTTACCTACGCCCATTCCAAACTAACGAATTGGCAAAAACAGGTGACAGCGAGAAAACTCAACTTTTAGTTGAATACACACTAGAAGTTAAGAACGAAGCTGCTCATGGTCTAATTGCAGACTTGGCTGAATAATTAGGGTGAGGGGGAGCAATCCCCCTCTCTAATTTAATGAAAAAAATATTAGATAAAGATGTAGTAAAAACACATACCGCAGCCGATGATGGTGATGGCGGTCTTATTATCCAAACATCACAAGATGTAACGGATATTGTTGAAAAGAATAAAAGAGAATACAACGCAACTAATGGTACATGGGGCGGTGATTTGTTTGATAACAAAATTGCATCTATACCATTATCAGTTATTGATGACTTAAATACAAAAGGAATCATGAAAGGATTTCATGTCGTTGACCAAAAGAAATTTAGATTATGGTTGAACGACCCAGACAACAGATTTTTTAGAACACGACAAGGCAGAATATAATGGCATTTACTAACTATTCAGATTTAAAGACTACGATAGCAAACTACCTTGCTCGTAGTGATTTAACATCTGTTATACCAGACTTTATTCGTCTAGCAGAAGATAGATTGCGTAGAGATTTACGCATTAGACAAATGCTCAAGGTTGCTACTGCAACAACCACTACAGGTGATTCAACCGTATCTATACCTTCAGACTTTCTTGCAATGAAAGATTTACACTTGAACACCAATCCTGTAAGAACATTAACCTTTCAAAACACAGCAAACTTTTTTGAACGCAATAATATTGATGCAACAAGTAAAGGTTATCCACGAAATTATACATTGCTAGGTAGCGAGTTTAAATTCGCACCAGTTCCAGACTCTGCTTATACATTAGAAATGGTTTATTACTACAAACCTGACTATTTAAGCGATTCAAATACATCAAACTTGTTTCTTGCTAACTGTCCTGACCTACTCTTGTACGGTGCATTAAGTGAAGCAGAACCCTATTTGATGAACGATGAAAGACTTGCTACATGGGCAGCAATGTATGACAGAGGTCTAGCATCATTAAGAGCAAGTGATGAGGATGCCGAATATCCTGCATCACCTATGAGAATAACTTTATCAACGAGGTAATAAACTATGGCTGAAATGTCAGATTATTTAGAAAATGCAATGTTAAACTTAACATTGAACGGTACTGCTTTTACAGCAATATCAACACCGTATGTATCACTACACACAGCAGACCCGACAGATGATGGTTCAGGTGCAGAAGTATCAGGTGGTTCTTACGCTAGAACATCTGCTTCTTTTGCAACTGCATCAGGTACATCAGGTTCTGTAGCAACCGATGCCGATGTTACATTTCCTACCGCAACTGCATCATGGGGTACTGTAACTCACATTGGTATTTGGGATGCTTCATCATCAGGTAACCTTTTATACCATACTGCATTAGACAGTTCTAAAACTATTGATAGTGGTGACATATTTAAAATCACATCAGGCAATTTAACTGTAACATTAGCATAAGGATAAGTCATGGCACTTGTCGTAAAAGATAGAGTCAAAGAAACGACTACGACTACTGGCACAGGTACGGTTACCCTTGCAGGTGCGTCTACTGGCTTCCAATCGTTTTCTGTAATCGGTGATGGAAATACAACTTTCTATACACTCGTATCAGGTAATGACTGGGAAGTAGGTATAGGCACATACACAGCAAGTGGTACTACTTTGTCTCGTGATACTGTATTAGAATCTAGCAATAGTGGTAGTGCCATTACCTTATCTGGCACATCAGATGTATTCTGTACTTACGCTGCAGAAAAGTCTGTTCATCAAGATGCTAATAATACAGGTTTCGCACCACAGTTAAGTGCTACTAATGGTTTATTTGTTAACAACGCAACCGTAGGTTCTAACTACACTATTCCTACAGGTTACAATGCGTTATCTGCTGGTCCAGTTACTATAGATGGAGGTGTATCAGTAGTTATTCCTAGCGGTTCTAATTGGAAAGTTATATAATATATACATGAAATATTATGTATATACACACTCAACACTAGACGGCAAAATATTCTATGTAGGCAAAGGATGTGGTAGCAGAGCATTTAGTCATAACGATAGAAGTTTTGAATGGAAACAATTTGT